TACAAACACATCAAAATGTTGCTCGTCATCTGGATGACAAATTTCTTCAGTGTATTCAAATTTGAACTTGGTACGCCAATGAACAAAACGTTGTGTCTCAGCATTCCAACGAGCGATAGTGGCATTACGACATCGGCCGCGATAGTATTCGCCGTGTACCAGATCTGCTTTGGCAATCTTTGGTGTGTACCGATCCATACCTTGCTCCTTTCTTTAAGCTTCTAACCATTCTACATCATTAAAAAACTCAATTTCTTCATTACCATCATATTCGGTAATACGAAACTTAGTACCGACTGGTATCCATCTAACTGCTAGATCATCAAATCCGGGACTGTACGCTTCTGGATAACGAACAGCCATATAGGTAGCAAACTCCTCTTTTTTATTGTGCAGGATCATATTTGCTATCATAGGGTCAAATACAAGTTCAGGACCGTATTCGGAATTATTCCAACTATACCATCCAGCACCGTAACCTGGAGAAAATACAACAGCTACAGCATTATCTTTGATTAATTTTTTCATATTGTTATTATAACACCTTTTGGGCAAAATGTCAATTGGTAGTAGATAAAGGTTACGATCCTTTCCGTTGCAGCCCATCTGACCACTCTCCCAGGTTTATAAAACCTAGCCGCACACCAGTGCTATCTACCGTTGTATTTGGGGTGGCTGATGGGAATCGAACCCACGAGTATCGGAATCACAATCCGAGGTCTTAACCGCTTGACGACAGCCACCGTTGGTCCGGCCTCCAGGAATCGAACCTGGATTAATAGCTTAGAAGGCTACGGTTCTATCCGTTGAACTAAGGCCAGATTTGGCAGGGGATATAAGAATCGAACTTATACTATCGGAATCAAAATCCGGTGTGCTACCACTACACCAATCCCCAATTGACGGGTGTTGCTGTTTTACCATTTAAACTACTTAGACTGCTTTTCCCTAGGACTAGGTCTCTAGAGTCCACTTGATCTTAAGGCAGGGCTCGAACCTGCAATGCAACGATAAAAAATCCTCCCGGGTGCGCTACTATGTAAGCGTGGAGGGTATGTTATTTGGAGCGGGATATCGGGCTCGAACCGACTACCTGAACCTTGGCAAGGTTCCGCTCTACCAAATGAGCTAATCCCGCATTGTTTGTTATTAGAAAAGGACCCCGAGAGTTATGGTCTCCTGAAACGGAAAGACATGGCTACCCGGCATTTACAGTGCCGCTCTACTGGTCTAGCAAACGTGGAGCATTTTCGTTATCTAGTGGTTACCATGCTGTAAACACTACCACCCACAACAACTCATACTGAAATTTATAATTCCTGATCTAGCACCCTTCCGGAGTAACTACACCACCTTTCGGAATACGTTAAACGCCTTGAGTCCTTTACTAATAACAACTAGATACTTATACTAATAACATGGTGGTAATGGTTGGATTCGAACCAACACCTTGCTCCGTATGAAGGAGGTGCACGACCATTATGCTACATTACCATTTGGTGCCTTGTGGTGGACTCGAACCACCGACCCCTGCCTTATCAAGACAGTGCTACTAACCAACTGAGCTAACAAGGCATTTTGGCGGAACGGACGGGACTCGAACCCGCAACTTCCGCCGTGACAGGGCGGTGCTCTAACCAATTGAACTACCATTCCTAATTCTGGTGGGCTGTACTGGGATCGAACCAGTCATGCCAGAGGCGTCGGATTTACAGTCCGATGAATCACCATTGATTCTTCCAGCCCAGATATGTATTGTAACACTCTCTCGCTATGCTGTCAACCGGCCCCGAATGGACGCTCCGATAAGAGAGAGTGTGTAATAAAGCACACTCGTTGAATATGCTTTATTACGCTGTAATTTTTCACACCACAAAAGGTGCTTCATCCTACAGGCCGCCCATTCGCCCATGTTTTAAGTGCAGGCTAGGATCTCGTTTCCCATACACACTCTACTACTACTGTTTAATCTTCAATTTGATGATAAACAGATTCTTTTAGTGACTTGCGATATACATTCGCTCGATTTAATTTTTCTTCAATGAGTTTTTGTTTTTCTTCAGCCGATAAAATATAGGCTTGTTTAACAATTCGCTCATTTAATTTTGTATAATCAATACCTTTATATTCCATTTTCTATTCCTTAAAAACAAAAAACCCCGGAGTGTTTAGTTCCAGGGTTCTTAATAATCTTGTTAGTAATACTAGACTATACGGAACCCCTTGAACGATCATTATTTAGACCAAAGCATAACACTGACCATGTTGCGTAGGCCATGTGTTCTATCTTGGAAATAATCATCTGTTGTAAGTGTTGCATAATCTTTATTATACTGTCTCTTATTGTCTTTGTCAAGCAGTTGCTGACATTTTTATTTAGTCAAGTTGCCAAATATATGCAGTTAATGTGGCTCGTTTACAACACTAGGCATCGACTATGTGATGTGCCAATGTTGGATTGGCTGCCAAGCTAGCTAGTAGTTCCTCTACAGATTCAAATGTTACCAATGAGATAGAGTTATCTGCACCATATATCTGATATGTTCGAGGAAAGTATTGAGTGTTATCCATTTTGATCCTTGATGTAGCAGTACAGGCTAATTCCAAGCCATAACACAATCATACCTATAACAAAATAACTCATTAGTGTATCCTAAATTTAACGTACTCTGTAATTATGTCTGCAATGTCCACACCGCAATATTTTTCAAATCCACTAAAGCCAGGATTTGAGTTGGCTTCACACACACGGAACCCACGTTTGTCAAACAGCAAGTCTACCCCAGCAATATCTAAGTTTAAGGCACGAGCAGTTTCACGAGCTAGATATTCTATTTCTTCGGTTAAGGGATAGTTTTCTCCTGTGCCACCGTTGGTAATGTTAGCACGGAAATCACCTTCAGGTGCTGTACGACGCATAGCACCTATGACCTTGCCGCCAATGACTAGGACTCTAAGATCTTCTCCAGGATGATCATTTAGGTATTCCTGTACTATCATGGTTTTCTTATTGCCCAGGTTATCAATAAATTCCATTAGTTTTTTGTAATCACGTTTCTTTTCGCAGAGATAAACACCTTCGCCGTATGATCCTGTAACTACTTTGACAACGCAGGGAAATCCAATATTCTTTTCAACTAGCCCGTCATCAATTGGCAAGCGTACCATCATGGTATTTGGAATAGCAATGCCTGCACGACTTAAGATTTGACTGCTACGTAATTTGTCTTTGACAATTTCTATGGGCAAACTGCCGTTGATACAAGGAACGCCTGCTTGTTCAAAATGACGAACTACAGCCAGTTGGAATGGCAATATGCCAGCACCTAGTCTTACTAAAACTAGTTTAGGCAACTCCATATCTTCACCACGATATTTGATACCCTTGTGTAGGTCACGATCTACAATAATATCAAAATCATCTGGATGGCACATACGAGCTTCTATACCTTTGCTGGCAAAACTGTTAACTAACTTTGTGCTTTCGTATTCGTTTCGATCAAGTTTTGTTAGTATTAGTACGGTCATTTAATAGTGTTCCATTCGATAATTTCCCAGCGTCCATCCCAATGCTCTACTAAGGCTGTGCAACTTTCAACCCAGTCACCGTCATTCATATAGACTATACCATCAATATCGCGTATCTCAGCGGTATGTATGTGTCCACATATTATACCATCATAGCCCTTGGTTTTGCAATAGTCTGCTAGAAGTTTTTCAAAATTTAATACATAGCTAACAGCCTGCTTAGTATTCTGTTTGATCCACTTGCTTATGCTCCAATAGGGCAGGCCCAACTTACTTCTAATTGCAGCCCAATAGTCATTAAGTTTTATAATAATATCGTAGAGCCGATCTCCAATATGCATTAGCATTCTACCACTGCTGACCTGCATAAGACTGTCAAACATATCACCGTGTATTACTAGATATCGCTTGCCATCAAGCCCTACGTAGTTTGCACGATTGGTAAATTCTAAATGACCTAGATATGGTATATAGTGTAGCCATTTGCGTAGAGCTTCGTCATGATTACCTGCGATATAGATAATTTCAGTGCCCTTGGTAGCCATTTTTAGTATTCTACGTATGACATCTGAATGTGAGTCTGGCCAATACCAATTTTGCCTAAGACGCCAACCGTCTACGATATCACCTACTAGGTATAATCGACTACTTGATGTATTTTTTAAGAAATTTAATAGCAGTTCAGCTTTACATCCTCTGCTACCTAGGTGTGTGTCGCTGATAAAAATAGAGCGATAGTGTTTGGTATTTTTCATACCAATATTTATCGCTCCTTAATACGAGGTAGTATTACAATTATTTTACAGCTTCAGTGTGCTTATGTTTAAGACTTTTCTTCAACAGTTTGAACCAGAGCTTTTTAGCCTTTTCAAGATTGTGTTCTATCTCGGCCTTGTTCAATTTCATTATTAATTTTTTGACTTTCATGACTGATTCCTCCTTGTAATCATATTGTAACATACTATTTACTCAATGTCAAGAAATAAAAGATTACAGTCAAAAGAAATGGAACCGAAGTTCCACTGTGGATTACGGATCCCACGACACCTTATTTTGTGCCCGCTGAGTATTTAGCGTGTGTTTAAAATTCTAATGTTACTAATTCGTAGTCTGATTTACTAACACCACACTCTGGACAACATACATCATCTGGCAAACTATTATAGTCTTCTACTGATAAAATGTGTCCACATACTACGCAACGATATACCTGTTCCATTATAGGGTCTCCTTTACTTTTTGATATGCTTCTGCGTGCCGCTTCTCAACTTTAGCCAACGCGGCAAAACGCTTTTCTGCTGTTGCCAATACTTTAGCAAATTGTTCAGCATGTTCTTTTGATTCATCAATTTGATGCTGTGCTTCAACGGCAGCTTGTTGATTACCTTCCTCAACTGCTTCGGCTAACATTGTTGGATACATGTGAGTGTATTCTTCTGTTTCACCATCGATGGCTAACTGTAGGCATTCTTTAGTTGAAGGTTTACCAACGAGCAATTCTAAATGTCCCCATGCGTGTAAGATCTCTTGATCTGCTGTGTGTTCAAAATGTTTAGCCACATCTTCAAATCCTTCAGCACGAGCAATCTTCGCAAAATAGCGATACTTGATGTGTGCTTGGCTTTCACCAGCCAGCGCATCTGCTAAGTTTTTAAGTGTTATAGACATAATTTCTCCTTGTGTGTGTTTAAGTCCTATATCTTATTGTAATAGTATTTACTAATTAAATCAACGGTTTTAATTGATTTTTTCAATAATTATTTTAATAATGATAATTGATTTTTTTAATAATGAAATCAAAAAGAAACCCGCCGAAGCGGGTTCTGCTATTTTGGATGACAAGGTATAACTACCTCGCGAGGGCTGTTTCTTAGGCAGCTAAAGCAAAATCTGCTTCGTCATTCATTGCTGAAATATCGAAATCGACTTTGAAATACTCGAATGTAGATGTTTTTGCATTTACAAAATTTGCTTGATTTACAGTCATCGCCTACTGTGTTGTCTGCTCGGTTACTTGTTGCCCCGTCGAATCCATTTGACCCCCACCGCAAAATACTATTTCAAATACTTTCCGGTGGAGGTCGAGGGTATCGAACCCTCGTCCGAAACACTTTTTACCTCACTTCATACAACAATAATTTTTCTACCCTTAGTATAACCTAAAGTTAGAAACTTGTCAAGATCATTTTTATTGATCTTTTTATTACCTAACTCGCTATGTGTTATCCAGCAAGTTCCAAACTGTGAATTCTTGTTACCTTGTTGATGTTTTATATTCTTAAAAGTTTCTTTTTTCTTAATTATTGCCTCTGGACTATTTGCTTTTTTTCCTAAAGCTCTTAATCTATCTGGCGCTCTAGTCCACTCAACCGTTTTTTGCCATTCTGGATCTTTAAAAATATTATCCGGTCTATCTGCTTTTAGCTTTGATGCCTTACTTCTAATTTCTTTATACTTTTCTGGATTAGCATTTACATGATACCAAGATCCAGTGCCGCCTGTTTTCATATTGTAAGTAGTAGGATTTTTTACAAAATCCTCATTTACAATCTCTGCTTCTAAGTTATACATTTCCTCTGGTGTTTCACAGATCTTAATGTATTCTCTCTTAAAATTCTCTCGACCGTATTTTTTAACAGCCGCCTGTATTTGTTTACCGCTTCCTAAGTAATCATCATCTAAATCCTTTGTGACATGCAACCCGACATAAATTTTGCCGTTAATAAGATTGGTAACTTTATAAACTGTATAGAACATAATGTTATTTAGTTCGACTCGTAATATTGCTTACGAATCGAACCCGGGTCCGCAATGCCTTCAATCCAAAGGAATTACAACAATACTGTTATTATACAGCATAATTATTTAGCGCCGCAACTATTTTGGCGAGCATGCACTAAATACTAGTATATTACAGCCGGGAGCGAATCGATGGGTGATATTTTCAAAATTATTGGTGAATTAGGATTCCCAGTAGTCGCAGCACTAGCAGGTGGATACTTTGTCTATCTGACTATCAAACTATTATTAGCGGGAGTCCTTAGCTCAGTTAAAGGCATGGCTGGTATTATTACTGCACTTGACAATCGTGTAAAAACTATGAACCACGATGTAATACGCATCGATACTGTTGTGTCAAACGCACTTGGACTACGCCCTGATGTTGATCGTATCAGTCGAGCAGATGGTAAGACTGATGCACGTCGTGACTAATCTTCCTGTAAAATTCCTGTAATATTAAAATACACATATTATAATAAATACAAGTGGTTAAAAGAAAGGAACCACTAAATGGTAGCGAAAGTACTATTCATCCTCAAGAGGCGTGAGGATTATCACGGTATTAAACATAGCCCCCGGGGGCTGAGTACAGGACTGTACAACTCCGCTAGTTTTATGGACGACATGCTAAAAAATGCAGGCATCGAATCTGTAATGGAAGTTGCTATAGATAACAACTGTATTGACCGTATGGTCAACAAACACAAACCTACTCATGTAATTATAGAAGCACTTTGGGTAGTTCCATCAAAGTTTGTTATTTTATCAAAATTACATCCCAAGGTAACGTGGATCGTTCGATTACATTCAGAGATGCCGTTCTTGGCAGGCGAAGGTATGGCCATGAACTGGGTCGGCGATTATGCTGATTTTAGTAATATTGTAATTGGGGTCAATGCTCCACGAATGATGAGCGAAATTAAAACCTATCTTAAAGTTGCTAAAAACTGGACCGATGAGCAAGTTAGTAAACGTATCATCTATATGCCCAACTACTATCCGCAGGACTATAAAACTAAAGAATTTAAACGTGACAAATATTGGGTCGATATTGGATGTTTTGGGGCGATTCGTCCTTTAAAAAATCATATGCTACAAGCTGCGGCAGCTCTTAAGTTTGCAAATCGCATAGATAAACAATTACGATTCCATATAAACATGGGACGAATCGAAATGCAGGGCAATGCTGTAATGCATAATCTACTACGTTTCTTCGAGCATCTAACAGACAGTGGACATCAATTAATAGGGCACGAATGGCGTCCTAGGGAAGAATTTTTAGAATTATGTTCAGAAATGGACATGGGGTTGCAAGTTAACTTTTCAGAAACTTTTAACATAGTTACAGCAGATCTAATAAGCCAAGGTGTTCCTATTGTAGGTAGTTATGAAATACCATGGGCCACTAGATTCTTTAATGCTCGTCCTGCAGAAAGCGATGAAATCGCTGATATCATGTATAGAACCTACAAATATCCACAGATTAACGTGAAATTAAACCAACGAAATTTAACTAAATATACTAGCACCACAGAAAAGCTGTGGGTAAAATATTTTAAGGAGCAGTAACATGAGCAAACATAGAGTAAAAACTCATCATTGGATTGATGGTATTCTAAGTTTTTCTGAGCAATTTTTTGAATCATTTGAAGAAGCAAAATCATTCGCTGAAGAATCTATTCATCACAATGCCAAGGTATTTAACGAGCATGGTCATGTAGTACACTATGTAGTTAAAGGCCATCAACAAAGCGCAGACGGCACATACGCTTAATGCTGTATTACGATTACAACTGGGATCTCAGCCGAGATCGAATTATTCTCGACGAAGAACTTAACACAGATAAGTTGGGTTGGAGGGCTGGCGATCTTTTTAAATTACAAAATATCAATGGTCGACAAATGCTAGTTAAAGTAGACCCAGTAATTGCCTTTACTAATGGATTTAAAGTAAATGAGTAAATTCGATCCGAACGAAATCCCGGGAACTGCTCAAATTTGGACTGATCTAGACTTGGCCAAATTTACAATGATAGCTTTCCTAGTAGGTGTTTTTGTAGGATGTTTAATATAATGAATGAAATATCAGATTTAATTAGTAAGTACGGTTTTCCTATTATCATGGCAGTAGGCATGGGTTTTATTATCCATATGGTATGGGAATGGTGCACTAAAGAAGTTAAACCTGTACTGTCAGATGCTAACACAGTATTGATTGCACTAATAGATCGCATACGTATGCTAGATAACGATTTAATTCGTTTAAATCAAAAAGTCAACACAGTGTTGCATCTACGTGGAAAATCAATCGAGCGTGAGCGTGTGGCTGCTGAAATAGAAATTAACAAATCAGAAGATGATCGGATTGCCTCTGGAGGCAATGAATAAGATGATATATCATCTATGCGTTAAAACTCATCAAAAAACTGGCCTCAAATACTTATGCCAGACTAAAAGAATATAGAAAACAATGGCGCAATGATTTTTGGACACCTGAACAAAGAACTAAAAGTTGTTTTGGCGGTTTAGGTTCTGTAAGTGTAGTTGATTTAACCGGCGAAGGTAAAAGAATATCAAAAGCCGAATTCGAAGCAATGGATAAATCTATGCCTATCGAAAAATGGTTATATGTTGGTGCGGCAAGCAAAGAAGCTCGTCGTAGAAAAGACACCCTTAGGACCGTAACTTAGTTACGTAGGGTAGGCGGCTACTGCCTGAGGTGATGCGATTCGCTACCGCTAGCCTCGAAGTGTAGCACTAATAATTATAACTATGCTAATAATCTATACCCTAATTGTCACCCATATTACTATTGTGTCTGTTACTTTATTTTTACATAGAGGACAAGCACACAAGGGAATTGAATTTCATCCGATTCTAAGTCACTTTATGCGATTCTGGTTATGGTTAACTACTGGTATGATTACTCGCCAGTGGGTAGCTATACATCGTAAACATCATAGATTTAGTGATGTAGAAGGTGACCCACATTCGCCACACGTATTCGGCTTTTGGAATATTCTGTCTCGCGGAGTAATGTACTATGTCAAGGAAGGCAAAAATACTCAAACTATAATGAGTTACGGTAAGGGCACACCTAACGACTGGATCGAACGTAATTTGTATACCCCATATAATTTCTACGGAATTCTCTTAATGCTAGTTATAAACTTATTGTTATTTGGTCTGTGGGGATTTGTCATATGGGGTATACAACTTGCATGGATACCTTTCTGGGCAGCTGGAGTAATCAATGGAGTAGGGCATTGGTGGGGTTATAAGAACGGTGATACTAAGGATCAAAGTCGTAACATAGTTCCTTGGGGTATTGTTATTGGCGGTGAAGAGTTACACAATAATCATCATATCAATCCGGCTAGCGTAAAACTAAGTCGTCGCTGGTTCGAATTTGATATTGGCTACATGTGGCTACGCTTATTCAGCCTAGTAGGACTTGCTAAAATTACTTTGAGGTAGCAACGTAGGTGCCCGACCAATTGCTTGGGACACCTTCTTTTAAGCGTTCTTCCATCTTGTGATAGTATTCAGCTAGTGCAGGGTTAGACGCTGTACAAGATGGAATTAATATCTGTGCTTTTGACCACTGTCCACGATAGTATAAATCTAAGAACTGTTCATGTTCTTTTGTGCTATTGCCCGGAGTATAAATCTTTAATCCAATCGTTTTACCTTTAACAGCAATACAATCTAATTCTACAACAGGAATTTCGTCACGTACTAGTTCAGCAGTGCGTGGCCCAATAATTAATAAGACACCGTAGCCCTTGGTTTGTCCTTCTAAACGTGCCGCAGTACTTACTGAATCGCCTAGGACATCGTAACCAAACTTAGTCTTAGCGCCAATGTTACCAATGAGTGTTTCGCCGGTGTTGACACCTGCGCCCATGCCTACTGGCGGACGACCCTTGGCTGTTAATTCGACATTAAAATCATCAATTGCCTTGATCATTTCTTGTGCCGTACGCACAGCGGTCTTGGCATGATTTATATCGTCCAATGGAGCACCGTGTACATGTAAACTAGCATCACCAATGAACTTGATAAGTGTTCCATCATTTTTAAGCACAGGAACACTCAAAGCAGTCATGTAGTCGTTCATGATTTGTGTTAGGCCTTCTACATCATCTCCAAATGATTCACCTAATGTAGTAAAGCCTCTAAGATCAGTCATAACAATTGATAGTTCTTTACGCTCGCCACCTAGTTTAATTAGACTAGGATCTTTCTGTAAGCGTTCTACAATAGTAGGATTAACATAACTACCAAACTGTTTCTTGATTTGTTGCTTCTGTAAGAATTCACTTACAAACTTGACCCCGTAAGTATGGAGACTAACAAGCACAAGCCCACCAACCAAACTAGTAACATCGATAAGCCAAGCATCAGTCTTATACAGAAAACTAGAAAGGGGAATACTACCACCAATAATAATAACACTACTAAGAATTCCAACATAGGTCCACCTTGATAAAAATATTAATAAAACACCTAGGGCTACTAGCAGTAATACTTCACCGCCTTCTGCCCAGTCTGGACGAGTAATAGCTGGACGATCCTTGTTGGCGATTACGGTACCTAGTACAGCCGCTTGTAAATCTTGTGGCAGCATTTCACCTAGACTAGTAGCAACTGGATTTGCTAAGCCTTGTGCTGACACACCTACAATAACTATTTCACCTTCAAAGTCTTGAGGTAAATCTGTTAGGCTATACTTGCTTGGTACTAGACTCCAATCAATCCACACACGTGAAAGACTGTCTGTTGTTATAGGTCCAAACTTAGGAATACGCATTTTCTCAACGCCATTCTCGTTAATCTTAACTTGGAATGTTGAATCGCCAGCAGCTACACGCAGTACTTCCATAGCAAGGCTAGGATATAGTTTACCGTCATGTGCAGCAACCATAGGCATACGGCGCACAACACCGTCAACTTCGGGCAAGGTATTGACAAGTCCTACACCGGCAGCAGCGGATTCTATACTAGACTGATTAGCTACAATTCCCGGATAGGTTACAAAAGCATCCAAGCCATAAGGTCCAATAATAACAGAACCAGGGTTCCGGGCTTGGTTGCGATTATTTGTTGACCCAACTGCTGGAAGAATTGTGGGATACTGTCTGAGTGCTTGTATGTATTCCGCATCGTGCCCCATGCGATCTCTATCAGGAGTAAGAACATTGAAAACCACAAGACCAGCATTACGGCGGTATAAGTCTCGGATGAGCTGGGCATATACATCTCTACTAAACGGGAATTGTCCATATTTTTCTAAAGCCTTTTCGTCAATGTTTACTACACTAACACCTATAGTCTCAGGTGCTTTGCTAGTTACTAGTGTATCAAAGTAACGTAGGCGTACTGATTCTACAAATGATGGGTCTGCTACACGTAAGCCCACTACTAACGCTAGTGTTAGCAGAGCAGTCCAGGGGCTAGTTAGGATTTTTTTCAGCATTGAATATTTATCCGTGAAAAAGCCCTCTTCGGAGGGCTTGTGAAATGAGCTATGCCCGAATGTGTGTATTATTAGAAATTAATTCTTGCCTGAAGTTGTTTGTTTTCTTATTGCTGCAAGTTTTGCTTGACGTAGTTCTTCCATTTCTGCTAGATACTTGACTCTAGCTTCTGCTGTACTACGTTCATAAGGTAGTTCTACAATACGATGTATCGCATAAGCTACTCCAAAACCAAATACACCGCCTAGTATCTGTGCTATTATTGTACCCATTCTTCTGTAGTCTCCTCTATCTCAGGATGTTTCATTAATAAAAAATCAGCATACTTTTCTGGCACTCGAAATTCTATAGTGTACTTGCCAATTTCCATACTTCCGTTGTGGGCTTGTACATACTGCCAGATATCTTCTTCCAATAAATTATATTCGGAAGTATTTCTACCTTTACGCCATAGTTTAAAAAATCTCATGTTCGCTCTCATGATTAATTCCCCTGTTTTACTGTTATAGTGCCGCATGTGGTTACACACGATTGTGTAACTGAATAATTCTGTCCACCAGTTTGTGTTAGATTAACACTCGCAGGTGCACCATTGTTTATTAATGTAATTGATGCATTATTGTTGCCAGTGGCACCAGTATTGCTTTGATTTACCACTGCTGAATTGCCATTACCTGATGCTGAAATATTGATGTATCCAGCACTAGTACCTGTTTGCGTTGTAGTAATTGAGTTGCTGTTACCATTTACAGTGGCAAACAATTGATTACGAGCATTACCTGTTTGTGTGATACCTACAGTGTTTAAATTACCAACTACTGCTAGACTACTAAACTGTCCAGCATTAGTTGATGTATTTTCCTGCACCACAGTTATCTGATTACCGGATCCATTGATATAGTCAAACTGATAATGTCCGCCTTGATCCAATCCGGTAGTATTACCGTTGGCATCAGTACCCTGATTTAAATTCAGTGTATTATTGCCGCCTGTTGCAGCGAGATCTATTATGTTATTATTTGACTGTTGCCGTATGGTAATTTTATTGCCGCCACCTGTAATAGGTGCTGCTGTAGTATATCCAGGACCGTTACTGGTACTAGTAGCACCATCTATAACATTACCTGCTCCTGCTTGAGTAATTTTTATAGTATCTCCGTTACCTGCTTGATTAATATAAATTGAGTTGTTAGTCAATCCGGGCATGCGTGATGCTACTGTGTTAATCATTTGTTGTTGTGTGCTAGTAATGGTACTAGATCCACCAGTGGTAGTTGTGCTAATTAAAGTTGCACTTCCATTGTTGGTAGTAGTCTGCGAGCCATCGCTATAGTAGGTAATAGTCACCGGCTGACTATAAGTTGATGTTGTTGATCCTGATGTTGATGTAGTAGTAATAGTACCGCTTCCTGTACCGGTAACACTAGGTCCCCAATAACTAGCACTGGTAGCCATCATACTAGTTGGTACAATTTGCCAATTACCATTGGTATACCAGTAAAACTGTACCGCGGCACCGCCACCGTTTTCATAATACCATATGTCGGCTGGCACTATTTGTCCAGCTGTGAGATAGATACTGCCTGATCTAAATGTGGTACCTTGTTCGCACCAACAGGCAGTTACCACAGTATTGTTGATAGTTAATTGATTACCGTCGTCGCTGGCTACTCCAAAGTAATAGGTACCGGTGGTAGGTGCTTGCAAGTATCCTTGAAAGTGTATAATTACACCGTCATATAGTCTACTGTCTAAGACTAGTCCGCCGCCCCAGTCATAATTGATTGATGTGGTTACACCCGTAGTATCTACAGTTCGGTTGGCAATGCTAGGACTAGGGCCACCGCCATAATAGGTAGTATATGTCCAGCCAGCAACACCGTCTGCTTGGGTTTTATTACAATATCCCAAACCAGCAAGCAAAAACGCAACTAATAGATAAGCGGTAAATTTCATCTTAATTCTGCTTGGTAGTTATGAAAGTATTGTTGCCCGCGTTGATACGATTCTTAAATGCCACATTCTCACTTTGTGTTTGTGTCACAGTTGAGTTTTGTGTTTTAGGTGT